TCTCCAAGTTTCTCCACTAGATAGATTAGCTATTTTTAAACTAGCAGCTCTTCCTCTAGCACGTGTATCTATTTTTTGAGTGCTTGATGTTACAGAAAAAGGTCCTAAAGAAGAACTAGCCGCTGTATCTGATGGATAGTCTTTTAATAAAATTGTAACCGTTGCAGTTCCATTTAGTCTTTGAAAATCAGGTATAAATCTTCTTACCTTTGTAAAATATTCTCCATCACCGTCTAGGTGTATCATAAAATCCCCAGTCTCAATAAAAGAAGAAATTGTTGTAGTCACTCCATTAGCCAATTGATCAGTTCCAGTTTCATGTTCCCAGAATATAGCAGAACCAGAAGTATTTGTCACTCCTTGGATAACTGGGAAAGTAGGGACTCCTGTAGAATCAAAAGAAGTAGCATAAGGTTTATCAAATAGATGAGCATCGTAATAAGATGTTCTAGCTAAAGAACTTGTATACCAAACTTTTTCTGAGTAATTATATGTAACACATCTATCTATTTCAGTAGCTGTATTTGAAGGATAGAACCAATTTATTTCATTAAATAATGAATTGTGACTAGCGTATACTAATTTTCCAGCATCATAATTAAATCCTAAGTCTCCTGGGTTAGCTGTATTAAATACAAAATCTTCAACTGAACAAGGTATTTTAACAACTGTTCCATTGTAAGCATTAAAAGAACCAGAATCATCCATCCAATAAACAATACCATCTACGAAAACAACTCCCTTAGAACTCATTAAACCACAGTTAGATCCTACCTTTCTAATACTAAAAGTAAAAGGTGCCCCAACATATTGCATGGTATAAGCAGCAGTATCGGTTAAAACTAAAATATAATCTTTTGCTCTTATTGCACCTACGATATGTGTTCCATCATCTATTCTAAAAGTACCTGCTGTGTTAACAGAAGTTGGTTGATATTCACTGTAATTTTCTTGATCAGAAAATCTAATTAACATTGGATCAAAACTTAAAGTATCTCCAATAGTTGCTTCCGTTCCTAAATGTATAAAATGTCTGTCTGTATCGGATACGATTGAAATAGCTGTTCTAGTAGGAGCATTTGCCATAAGAGTTGCTCTAACCTGTAAAGCATTATTGTTATTACTTATTGGCTGCCATGTAAATGTTCTACCATTTAATATAGTTGCAGTTAATATTTGTCCAAAATTATCTAAACTCCAACTAGCTGGATCTAGTCTAACCGTAGAAGATAAAGACGATGCACCCCATGCAGTAAAGTATTCAACCCCTGCATTATCAACATGCGAAGCCGCAGAAGTTCCATTGTATCCTCTACTACATCCGGTTAAATCATCCCCTGAAATACCTGTAAAACTTATAAGTTCATTGTCTATTTTAATAACTCCTGTTAATGGAAAACCTGCAGTAGAAGTTAAAGTAATAGTTGTAACTACGGCATCAATCGCTCCATCTAAAGTAGTAGTTAATCCAGAGGCTCCTCCATAAGATCCTGTACCAAATCCAAAACCAAAAGTCTGTCCAATAGGACCTACTTTAACATATCTGTTTACAGTACATGCCCCTGAAGCTGCAACAGTAACTCCGGCATTAGCTGCCATTGTTATTGTAAAAGTATTAATCGTTGCACTGATTACTTCAAAAGTTTGATCAGTAAAATCGGTTGCTGTGTATCCTGCACCAACTGGTGGAGTTACACTTGTAAAAGTAAAGTAGTCTCCTGCAATCATGTTATGACCAACTAAGTTTACGGTGACCGTTGGCGAGGTGTCTGTAGTATCAAACGTTCCTCCTGTTTGCGCTGCCTCTAATGGAGTAATATCATAATATGCTCCTCCATAATAAATATATAATCCTCTTTGAGACCCAAGTGCTACATATCTATTGCCATCTAAATCTGACCACTGGTGTTGTGCTCTTACGCCACCGGCCAAGGTGTCTGTTGTAATAGAAGACCATCCGCCTACTTTTTCAGGAAAACCGTAACGAAATCTTACAAAATCTCCATCTACATATTGCCCTTCAGCAGCAGTATCTGTAATTTGTTTGTTAAATCCTGGTCTTATATTAATTAAATTTAAAGCCATAAAAGCATTATACACTAATACCTTATTTCTATAAAGATTAGCCTATTTGATTAAATTGATACTTGAAATTTAATTTTTGTAGCATATAGTGCCTTATATATTAATTATGAATATAATGAAAGAGAGAAAATGATTGCAATCTTAGTGTTTGGATTACCTGGATCAGGGAAGACTACGTTTGCTAAAAAGCTAACTGAAAACACAACTATACCCCATTTTAATGCGGATGAAATTAGAGGATTATTTAAAGATTGGGATTTTTCCCCAGAAGGAAGACTAAGACAAGTGTCTAGAATGTTTGATCTATATCAAAGATCCAATAAAACTTGTGTGATAGACTTTATTTGTCCTTACGATAAATATAGGAAAGATTATGATATTACAGTTTGGATGAACACTATTTTGAATAGTAAATACAAGGATACGGACAAAATATTTGAAAAACCTAAAAAAGTAGATTACGAAATAAAAGATTTTAATTATAATTTCGTTATTGCACAAATAAATAAAACTATATGATAATCAATAATAGAGTATTATTTCTACATATACCTCATACAGGAGGAAGGTTTGTTTCTTATAATATACAAAAAAATCAAAATTTTATTCATCACAGTTTTACAAAAGATGTTAAAGGTGTTGAAATAGAACATTTAAATATGTTTGATAGTAATTATCTTTATGGATCCTCTAAAATGTTTGAAACATTTACAATTGTTAGAAACCCGATAGATAGGTTTATAGGTTGTTTAAGGAATTGTAATAGATTGAACTTAAAAGCAATCAAATACATGTTTGAAAATGAAACAAATTTTTTTAATACCGTTAATAAGTTAAGAGAAAGCAAAACTAGTAACTGGTTTGAACCTCAAATAAATTTTATAGAACATGACACTAAAATTTGGAGATTTGAAAATGGCTTAGAGGAGAAATTTAGAAAATGGATTATGAATAACTTTAAACTTAAATTAGAAAAACCTACAAATCATGAGTTAAACTTTTATAAACATAAAAGTGATTATAACCAAGTGTTTGATTTAAAACAAGAACAAAAACAATACATTAAAGACTATTATTTTTTAGACTATAAAATATTTAACTATAATTAAAAGTTATGGATCATTTAGAAGCAATTGTCGAGATAAAAAATGTAGTATCTAATGAGTTTATAGATAAAATTATACCGTTAATAAATAAAAAAGCAAAAAAAAATTTAACAATCGAAAATTATAAGTTAAATACAGACATGAGAACTGTAAAAGGCTATCATTTAAATTTTAACACACCCACTAACTTATTCTATTGGAATTATATAAAAAAAGAAATAGAAAGAATGTATATTTTTTACAAAGCAAAATTTCCTAAAATGGGAAGTTCACTAATAAATCAAATAGATTTATTAAAATATACTGTTGGGGGTAAATATGAAGTTCATACAGATCAATATACAACCACGCCTAGACATTTAAGTGTTATCATTAATTTAAATGATACCTATGAAGGCGGAGATTTAATTTTTACTAATCAAAAAAATAAAGAAATAAAAAGATTAAAACTTGGTAAAGGATCAATAGTTTTTTTTCCAAGTAATTTTATGTACCCACATAGTATTCAACCCATTACAAAAGGAACAAGATATAGTATAGTTTCATGGCTTCAATAAATAATAAAATTTTAAAAACTAAATGATTAATATACTTAATAAAAATAACAAATTAGATGAGTGTAGAAATACGTTTATTGTTTCTTATCTTAGAAATGTACAAATAATTCATGGTCACTATTCTTATCCAGATATAATACAAAATTTAATTTTAGGAATTAAAAATAATCTAAATCCTGAAATGGAAAATTTGACTAATGTCAAAGGTGGAATGACTAATTGGGATTATTTTATTGATAAGCCTATTTTTATTAATTTTATAACTCATTTAATTAATAAATATCAAGTAACTCATTCTAATATATTTGAATATTTTTTAGAAAAATATACAATACAAAATGCTTGGGGTAATGAAATAAAAAAAGGGGATAGTTTAAATTATCATACTCATCCTTTTTTACATGGAATTTTATATTTAACAAAAGGTTGTGATTTAAACTTGCCAGAATTAAATTTAAAAATAACTCCAGAACCGGGTGATTATTATATATTTCCCCCTGAAATATTACATGGTTTTGATACATATCAAGGAGATAAAAATAGATACAGTTTAATTTTTAATATTGCACAAAAAAATCAATTTGAGTTTTCTAAAAAAATAAAACAAAAAAATGAACGAAAAAACAGTTAATATAGATAAGTTTATTGGAGTATATGATAATTACATTACTAAAGAAGAATGTAATAAAGCTATTAAATTATATGAAGATCAAAATAAATTTAATAATACTGTTAATAGAATAGGTGGAGAAAAATCATCTATATTACAAAAACAAGATCAACAATTTTTTGCAGCACCTTTTAATTTAAATGTATGGTGGGAAGAATTAAAACCCATGATGTTTAATTTTGATATAGCCTTAAAGCATTATATTGAAAATACTGGAGCTGCGGATGCTTATGGTGTTCCATTTCATTTTACTAATTTAAAGATTCAAAAAACTTTACCAACAGAGGGTTATCATGTTTGGCATATTGAACACGGCAGAGGGTTTGAAATGGAGCCACGTGCTTTTGTTTTTTCCATATATTTAAATGATGTGGAAGATGGGGGAGAAACAGAATTTCTTCATTTTTCAAAAAGAGTAAAACCTAAAACAGGTAGAATAGTTATTTGGCCTGCAGCATTTCCTTATTTACATAGAGGAAATCCACCACTATCTGGAGAAAAATATA